GGTGTAATGAACTTCAATGATTTTCGTATTGCAAACACGCATATGAGCGAAAGCCAAGTGCGCAACAAATGGGCCGAAAGGTTAGGCCAATCAGAGCATGATGTTGATGACCGCCTGTTCTGGGAAAACGAGAGACGAAAAGAGCACTTTGAGCGCATGGACGCCGAGGGGTTCCGCAGATGACCCCCGCCCCCGAAGAAGCCCGCGCGCTGGCCGAGCGGCTAGGCGGATACACCTCGCCCCCGTGGACGGGACACAACATGGTTGGTGAGGATGGAAACCAAATGACGCCTGAAGAATTGGGCGAGTATGTTACGAACTCGGTCAAAATGGGCAGCCCTGACAGGTTCCTCTTTGTGTCGGCGAAGCATGACGACGGGGATGACTGCGACATCTGCCTGACCGGCAACGGACCACGTGGACCGCAGAATACAGCTCTGATCGCCGCCGCGCCTGACCTTCACGCCGCCCTTACCGCCGCGCTGGACGAAGTTGAGAGGCTGACGGACGCGCTGACGCGGATCAGGGATATGAAGCCTCACCATGCCGGACAGACCACTAACGAGTTTCACATGCAGCAGATCGCGGGTGAAGCCCTGAAAGGAGGCGACCAATGACAGAGATAGACACGAGCCGAGCGAACGTCGAGAAGTATGCCAACGCGACGGTTTTCATCACGCCAGAGGCGGGTGCAGACCAAACAGCCGCCATGCTCCGCGCCCTTCTCGCCCGCGCAGAGAAAGCTGAGGCTGAACGTGACGAGGCATGGAACGCCGCGATTGAGGCTGCGGCAAATGAAGCAATGCGTGAAAACGAACGGCGGCTGGCGTTGGCTTCGATCCGCATACCGGCAATGGCCTGTGAAATAAGAGACGCAATCCGCGCCCTAAAGAAAGGAACAGACCAATGACTGAGATAGATACGAGCCGGGATGCGGTGGAACCTAATTTTGAGGGGTTTGCAAAAGCAATCCTTGAGGGTTGGCCTGTAAACGGCATCGGAGGGTCCGAGCTGTTTGACATGTCCGTATCCTACGGGATGATCGCAGAAATTCTAGGTGGGTATGACCCGGAGCAGCACATCGACGCCGAGGGTACTTGCCCCGAAGCCGGCGACCCGTGGTATGAATACACGTTTCGCGGTGGTGCTGGCCATGGGTTGTTTTCTATACAAGAACTCCGCGCCCGCGCAGAGAAAGCCGAGGCCGAACGTGACGAAGCATGGAACGCCGCGATTAAGGCGGCTGCGGATGAAGCTGCCATTGGTTCGGCTGTCGCGGCTTCTCGCATTCGCGTCCTAAAGAAAGGGGAGTGACATGAGCAAGTGCAAGTCCTGTGGAGCGCCAGTCAACTTGGCCCCTGACGGCGACCCGAAATACGATCCACCCCGACGCAACATCCCCGCCATGCTTGCCGAGGCGCGGGCCAAGGGGATCAGGGAGGCGGTGCAGATAAAGCCGCTGACTTGGTATGATATACCCGAGGGGCAGGATTGCCGAATTGGGCGCTGTGGGCAAACAGCCTACTCTGTCAGATTCAAGATGGGGCATTGGGGGTATTCTCGTTCAGGCTACGCGGGGCATATCGTCAGCGGAAAGGGCACACCCTACTTCACGACTGAGAAAGAAGCCATGCAAGGCGCTGATACGGATCATCGAGAACGCATCTTGGAAGCCCTTCTCGACCAGCCCGCCGAGACCGAAGGCGTGACGGTGCAGGAGGATGGGTTTTTCTCTCTGGTCAGGGACGGAATGACCGAAGGCGACAAAGCTATGCGGAAATTCCCTCAACCGAATTACGTAATATCGAAATTCGCGGAAGAGTCCGGGGAAGTAGTGAAAGCGGCAATTCATTGCGCCGAAGGACGCGAAACACCAGAAAACGTATTAGGGGAAATGCGACAGGTCATTGCCATGATGTATCGCCTCTGGGTGGAGGGGGATCAGGTTCACGCACTCCGCGCCCTCGCAGGTGATCGCCATGACTGACCGCAAGGACGCGCTGACGGACCTTTTGGCGAAGGTGATTGACGTGATGTGGGGGGTATTGTGATGCTCGACCTCACCTTTCACGATCAAACAACATTCAGCGATGCAGAACTCGGAACCCATGGCGACTGCTGCCGTGCGTGCTGTGCCACCATCCTAGGTATTGACCCCAAAGCATTGCCGCATCCGATTGCGGAGAGCGGCGATTGGAACATGGCCTTTCATCGCACCTTGCGCGATATGGGGTTTTCTATCAGGACGTTCCCAAATTGCGAACTTGCATCTGAAACGATCTTATTTGACCCCGAATGGGGGAATTTCCAGATTCCGGCCATAGTAATGGCGACGGGCATATCCCCGCGCGGCGTTCGCCATGCCGTTGTCTATGATCGGGTGGCCAGTCGAATGCTCCACGACCCACACCCATCAAGGTCGGGGATAGAGGTAATCGAAGATTTTGATTATCTAGGTCCATTCCCAAGGCCAGACCTCCCGGAACCCACCCCATGACCCCGCACCACCATGAACCCGACCACCTGCCCGGCGAACCACCGCCCGGCACTGGCCTCCTGAGATTTACCCTTTACGCCATGCTTGGGTGGATGGTCGGCATCGTCCTTATTGTTGGAGTATTCTATGCCCTATAAAGCTATCATCCCCCTTGCACTCGTCGCTCTGGTTTCGGCCTGCGCGGTTGCGCCAGAGGGGTCCGCCCCGCCACAGTTCAGCGGCACAATTGATCAGTCGGCACCACCCATTGTCATCAACGGCAGAGGCGGCGGCGGCATTGCTCAAGGCCGGGAATACGTTAACCGCGTCATGGCGCGGGCCTTCGCAGAGGGACGCCCTATCCGCTTGTCCGGTCGCTTCGTGAGCGCAGGCACCTTCCTGCTGAGGGCGGTTGAGGCCGTGCCCGGCTCGTGCATAGAGGCTGATACCATCTTCGGCTTCCATCGGGCAGTCGCCGGTGTCAGCGCCATGACCATTATCCCTGTCCCGCTTACCGGACCAAGGGCAGATGTGGCCAATGCCAATATCGCAGAGACCTACAGCCCAGATCTGTCGCGCTGGTTTCTTGATGGGATCGAAACCGGCCAGATCACGGCTGGGTTCACCAACCGGACCGGCGCGCAGCTTGGCACGTTCGGCTATAACGTATGCGAGGGACTGCAATGACTGGCGCGATAGCCTTATCGAGCGCCCGGAGGACGTGTGATGATCACGACTGACACAGTTACCCAATTCGAGGCCCGCTTCGGCCCCACCAGCCGCGCCGTAAGCCGCCTGATCCGGCCCCAGATCGTGGCCCCCGAGGGCTACAAGATTGTCTGGGGCGACTGGTCGGCCATCGAGGCCCGCGTGCTGCCGTGGCTGGCCAATACCAAGGCCGCCGACCGCGTACTGGATGTCTTTCGCACCAACGATGCCGACCCCTCCCTGCCCGATATCTACATGGTCGAGGCGGCGGGCATCTACGACATGCCCATTGCGGACGTGACGAAGAAGGGCCCTGAGAGACCGGTAGGCAAGGTGGCCATTTTGGCGCTGGGCTTCGGCGGCAGCGAAGGCGCGCTGACGGCCATGGCCACGGGCTACGGCCTGCACTTGGAGGAGGATTTCAAGAAGATGGTCGTCAGTCGCTGGCGCGCCAACAACCAGTGGGCCGTGGACTTCTGGGGTGAGCTGATGCGCGCCTTCCAGAAGGCGTGGGACAACCCGGGCGAGATCCAGAGCGTGGGCCGTGTGAGCTACGTCTACCTGCCCTCTATCCTGCGCGGCTGCATGTTCTGCTACCTGCCCGACGGTCGCGCCATCGCCTACCCCGCCCTGCGCCGCGAGATGGTCAAGTTCGAGGATGAGGAGACGGGCGAGGAGATGAAGGAGATGAAGATCCGCTACACCTCGGGCTACGAGCGCAAGAGCCTGTGGCACGGCACGCTGGCCGAGAACATCACACAGGGCACCGCCGGTTCGCTCCTCCGCCATACGCTGGTGCAGCTGGAGAAGCGCGACTGGAGCTGGGCCAAGACGATCCTGCACACGCACGATGAGATCGGCCAGCTGGTGCCCGAGCGCTACGCGGACGAGGCCGAGACCCGCCTGAAGCTGGCCATGGAGAGCCTGCCCGAGTGGGCCGAGGGTCTGCCGATGGTGGCGGAGACGACGCAACACGATTACTACACCAAGATAGGAGACTGACATGGACGACCAGAAGAGGCCAGAGGGCCGCAAAGACGACCAGAACAAACTGCGCTACGAGCTGCTGCCCCCGGAGTTGGGGGCGGCGGTGGCCGCCGTGCTCAGCTATGGTGCGGACAAGTACAGCGACCGCAACTGGGAGCTGGGCATGAACTGGAGCCGCCCCTATGCCGCTTTGGGGCGTCACATGGCGGCGTGGTGGGGAGGCGAGGATTGCGATCCCGAGACCGGCTTCAGTCACCTCTGGCACGCGGGCTGCTGCATCGCCTTCCTGATCGCCTACGAGGCCCGGGAGATCGGCGATGACGACCGACCCGACGAAAACATATTCGGCACCACGCCCTCGATGGGCGTGTTCGAGGAGGCTTTGGGGGCGGCTCTGAGCCTGCGGGAGGTCCGGCTCCCATCTTTATCGGACACGGTGCTCGCGGATATGGCGCGCTCGGCCCGGCAGAAGTTAGCGCCGCGCGTCACCTTCGGCCCCGGGGTCGCGGATAAACTGTCTCCCCTCGACCGGCTATACAATGCGCTGGAGGCTCACGCGACATGGGGTTTAGTGCCCGAGCGATGGCTGATGACTATGGATTTCTATAATTCCGTTCAACGAGACGCCACTATTCGCGCGGTACCCGCGCTGGGCGAACCTGCCACCTCGACCATCCCCTACGTGCTCGACCTGCCGGTCTATATTGACGAGGGCATCTCTGACTTCGTGCTTCTCCCGTCGCAGGAGGAAACCTCATGACCGATATGATTTTGACCCTCGTGCCCTTTACGATCCTTTTCGGGCTGGCCGCACTCGTCGACGTCCTGACGGCCCCGCTGGCCTACGCCCTCGGCTTGCAGTCCTACTGGACCGCGTTCTTCTACGAGCGATGGCCAGTATACCTTCGCTTGGTGCTCCTCAGCACCGCGCTGGGCATCTTGGCCATCCTTATGGGGTGGAGCACATGAGCTGCGACGTGCACGAGATCGACAGGCTGGTCGAAGCCGCCCTGCAGCGCCTAGTTGAGGAGGGCGGGAGGGAAGGTTTATGCTCCACGTGTTTTCTCTCCCGAATGGCCGTCGTGTCCCTTCTGACGGTGTGCGTTGAAAACCTGCAGGAGGATGGCACGACTGAACTGAACGAGGCCTTCGCCTCCGTGGGTCGCTACCTCGGCACGATAACGAGCGACGTCTACGCGGGGGTGGTCGTCGACATCAGTGTCACCGAGGATCCGTCCGCGCCCGAGGGAGTACGACTGTCATGACGATGGTTTATGGTAGGCCTATTATCAGGCCGTCCTTGGATGAGATGCACACGAAGAAAGAGCGTGCACTCAGGGCCCAGATGGAGGCGTCGAAGCTCGCGGATATGGCTCGCCCGCCCGATCCCTCCCGCCGAGTGGACGTGGGGCTCAAGGGAGCCTCCTGCAGCGTGTTCGGCTTCCATCGATGCCAAGGCTGCGGAGCGCGTGGGCGAGGGCATACGTGCCGCTACTGCGGCGAGCCCCTTTGATAGGCCCGGCATCCGTGCTACGAAGAAGGCCCCGCCTGTTTTAAGGGCGGGGCCTTGCGGTGCGAGGCACCAATGAGACTGACAGGTCCGACATATTCCTACAACAGGACGCGGTCGGACGCAACCGATATGCAACGAGGCCCTCGCGGCCACAGAATGTAGGGACGACGACCAATGCAGCAGCGTACGGCTGAGAGACTGACACTCCTCGATAACGATTACACCCCCATACCCAACGTGGACAAGCTCTGCCAGTTCGCGGGCTGGTCCACGGTCGAGATCACGGAGGCCGAGATCCGGCGCTGGGGCCGCATGTCGGCCTTCGAGGCCACGGGCCTTCGGCTGCAGGACGGGCTGGCGGCCATCGACTTCGACGTGAACGTGTCCGAGGTCGACGAGCTGTACGAGAGCCTGCTGGATACCTTCCCAGAACTGCAGGGGGCACTCTACCGGCGCGGTAAGGGGCACAAGGAGGCGTGGTTCGTGCGCACGAGCGAGCCCTTCGGCAGGATCGCCACGGCAACCTACGCGGACGGCGACGAGGGCCTCACCGTGGAGATATTTGGCGGCGAGAGCCCGCGCCAATTCGGCGCGCTGGGCTGGCACACCAAGGGTGAGCTGGAGTACCAGTGGCTGGACGGCAGTCCCCTCGACGTGCCGCTTGCGGATCTGCCCGAGCTGAGCGTGGCTCGCTTCGAGGAAATCGCCCGCTTCTGCTACCTCTGGCTGGACGCCCGCTTCGAGCGCGTGCGGGGCGAGGACGTGGAGCGCACATCAGCCTCGCAGATATGGGATCTGGGCCCCGACATGGCGTTTGTCACGCGCGAGGAGGGTGAGCTGAACCTCGACGAGCTGCGCGAGCGGCTGGGCGGCGGCGGGTATTACTACCTGTCGGCCTCTTGGCTGGACGGCCCCGTGGCGCGCAACACGCGTCGCTGCAGCGCCACACTGGACGCACAAGGGGGCGTGGCCATCTGGGACAGCATGACGGACCACACGCACCACGAGGCGGCTCTGGAGCCGCGAGAGGTGGGCGACGTGGCCATAGACGTGGGTGAGCGGCTGGAGGCGCTGGGCGCGGAGCTGCCGCGCACGGAGACGGTGACGCACCGACCGCCCGCAGCCCGGGGATACCTGACGGCGGCCAATGGCAACATCAAGAACGTCTATACCAATATCGCGCACTGGATCAGTCAGCACATGGAGGGCACGATCCGCCTGAACAGCATGCAGCACCACCCGTGGCTAATGAATGACGGCGGAGGCGTCTTCCCCGAGGGGGACGGTTTCCCCCGGCAGATGACGGACGTGGACGATCTCCTCCTCTGCTCGCACATCAACTACGACGTGGAGGACTGGATAGGCCAACCCTTCGGCAAGGAGGCCACGAGGGACGGCGTGGGTATGGCGGCGGGGGAGGATCCGTGGGATCCCCTGCACGCCATGTTCGCGGATCTCCCCGCATGGGACGGCGAGCCGCGGATCGACACGTGGCTGCTCGACTACGGCGGGGCCACGGTGGACGGCGCGCATAGCGGGGCCTATATCAGGTCCGTGTCGCGCAAGTGGCTGATCGCCTGCGTCGCGCGGGCCATGCGACCGGGCTGCAAGCTGGACAACATCCTCGTGATCAAGGGGGCACAGGGCGTGCACAGGGAGGGCAAGAGCAGCCTTCTGGCGGCTCTGGCTGGCAGCGTGGCCCCGGGGGCCGACGGCCAGCTCTTCGGCGACGACATGCCCAAGGTGGGGGCCGGGGCCAGTGACAAGGCGGCCAAGGAGTGGCTGGCCGGTATCTGGATCGCCGAGGTGGCCGAGATGACGGCCATCGGCAAGGCGGATGCAGAGCACGTCAAATCTTTCATCAGCACCACCTCGGATCGCTACAGGGTGCCCTATACATCGAAGGCGGTCACCGTGCAGCGGCGCACGGTCTTCGCCGCCACCACCAATCACATGCAGTTCCTGACCGATAGCACGGGCAATCGTCGCTTCTGGCCCGTGCTCGCGGAGGGTCGCTTCAACGTGCGGGGGCTGCGCGACGTCAGGCTGCAGATCTGGGCCGAGGCCCGGGCCGCCTACGAGGCGGGTGAAACGTGGTGGTTCGATTATGATCGGGTGCCCGAGGACCGGCAGCTGTACGAGGACGTGGTCAGGGCGCAGGAGGGGGCGTGCAAGGACAACCCCTTCAATGCCAGCGTCGAGAAGGCCCTCCACGTGACGGAGGATCACCCCGTGCTGGTGTCGAAATGCCCCACGATGATGGAGATCTACCAGACGGCCATGGACCCCTCCGCGAAGCGCATCCCGAGGTCGGATGTGCACGCCATGACGGAGGCCATTCAGGCCGCCGGATGGGTCGTCGTACCCGCCGCCGGGCACAAGAATAATTCGCGCAGATACCGTAGGGGACCGGCTGCCGCCCCTTGGCTGGACGCGAACGCCAAATTGCGCGGCGAAGTCGTCACAGACTTGGGTCGCTGGAAAAATGACGAAGAAGGTCAGGACGACTGACGGTATTTCAGTCGCTACAGACTAAATCACGGGAACTCCGGAGCTTTCTATATGAGACCGACGACTTTTATATTTACAACTACAGGTTGTAAAAATACAAAAGTCCCCCCTATATAAGGAAACCTCCGGGGTTTCCGTGATAAGTCGCTACAGACTTGGAAATTTGGGCGCAAAAAAGCCCCCGGAGATCGCTCTCCGGGGGCTTGTCTTTCATTGGTCGGTCTGCGCGTTCAAGCGGTCGTGGAGCGCCTGCAGGCTGCGTATCAGGCCCTCTGTTTTCGCGACCGTGTGCGAGGCGTCCAGCCGTATCAGGCGGAGACGGTCGAGGATGGCGCGGATCTCCTCCGGACCCGCCCCCTCCATGGGTGCCATGGCGTAGATATGGGGGGCCTTCTCGTCGTCGGCATCCCAGCGCACGAAGGCCGTGAGCCTCGTGCCCTCGCCGCGACCGGGCACCTTGTCGCAGTAGGCCCAGAGACGATCTCCGATAGCGTCGTAGTCGATGCCCTCCTTCTCGCAAACGAGGGAGGGGATATACACAGTCCTCCCGTCGTGCAGTAGGGTGCCGAAGGCGTAGTGTCGCCCCGTGGCATCCTCCTCAGCGACAGTGCTGACGGCGATAAGCTGGGGTCCATTCATTTTGATCTCCTCTATGATCGGGCTGAGCGCCCGGCGCTGCAGCCCCGGGCGGGGCTGCAGATCTTGGTGCTCAGATGGCGAACATCTCCTCCATCACCGGCGACTTCAGCATCGAGGCGACTTTCTGCTCGCGTCCGATACCGGCGGTGAGCCGGTCGGCGTTGGCGCGGAAGTCGTCGTGCGTCTGCCACCAAGTGACGGCGTTGTAGAGGCCCCAGAGGGTCTGATCCTCGACCCTGAAGCGGGTCAGGATCTTGTTCAGGAGGGGCTCGCTGTAGTGGGCCTCACCGGTTGCCTTTTTGGGCAGTTTGGCGAGGGTGAGCTTCAGAAAGTCCGTGGCCTGCTCGATACTGACCTTGGTCTTGGCCCAGAGGCCGAAGCGGTCGGCGTCGTCGCCCATCATCTGCATGGCGTTGGCAATCTGGCGCTGCAGACCTTCGACCGAGAAGCCGCTGGTGTGCTTGCCGTAGACGCCAGCCGAGAAGTGCGGCTGGGTCATGCCGTTCATGCAGATGACGCGCAGGTAGCTCGTGTTGACTTTCACGGCGTACTTGCTGTTGTGGCTGTTCAGGATCGAGATCCGGAAAAAGTTGGTATCCGGACCATCGGCGAGGTAGCTGGTCGAGCCCGTGGGCTCGATAAAGTCGCCGAGGATGATATCCGTGCGCATCACTGCGCCGTTATCGGTCACCTTGGGCGACACCCAAGCCCCCTTGCGGCCCTGCAGGTCATACAGGGCGCTGCGAGAGGCCTGAGCGCGCTCCTCGACGGCATAGCCGCTCTCCTCAAGGCCCTGCATGAGCGGCCCCAGTACGTCCATGTGCTGGACGGGCTTGAAGGCCGGGCCACAGATCGAGATCAGCTCGTCGCTGTCGTCGCGGTACACCCCCCTGCCAATCTCCCGGGGAACCCGGTTGCCATTGGCGTCGAAGATGTCACGAACCTGAGCGTTGAAATTTATGTCGTTAAACATGGTCTTCTCCATTTTGCTGTGATCGGGCTGAGCGCCCGTTCCAGACGCCCCGGGTGGGGGCGGCTGGCCGAGGTACTCAGGATACGAGGATGTCCACCAGCGCGGACTGCATCTTGCCGATGCGTTCGAGCATGTGCTGGATATCCTCCTGCACCTGTCGACGATCCGCGACGACGTGGGTGTCGGGATCCTCGAGGTGCTGGTAGTTCCGTCCGTGGACGACATTCAGCAGGAGCATGCGCTCCGCGTCCGCGACGGCTTCCCGGGCGGCGCGCAGAGCACCCCACGCGATCTTGAAGTCCTACTCGCCGTTGCCATTGGGGTGCGGGCGGGCGCTGAATGCGACGCGGGTCTTCATGCCACTTCCTCCGGTGCGGGACGGCAATAGCCCTCCCTGATGAGGTGGTTGCAGGTGCGTCCGAAGAAGCCCTGCAGCGACCACGCGAGGCCGGTATCGATCAGGTGCTGGGCTGCGGCGAAATAGACCTCTTCGTCGGGCTCTTCACCTGCCAGCTCCCACTGGCCCTCCACGATCATGGCGGCGTCGAAGTGACTGAAGGTGCGGTCGGCTTGTACGATGTTCATATCGGTCTCCAATTTGCTATAATCGAGCGATTGTGCTCGGGAAGCCAGCCCATCGCTGGGCTGGCCGAAGAACACAGTCTGGGGAGATTTGCCATCATCGCCGGGAGGCTAGGCTGACCGTTTTTACGATGTCAAAGAGCGGCGAGACCATCGGCCTCACCCAAGAGATAAGGGCTAAAGATGGTGGGGTCAATAGGTGGACCCACCTATTTTCGAAAAAAGTGGTCGTCAGCACCTAAAAAAGGGCGTAAACTGCAGCAAAATAAGGCTTTCCAGCGAGGAGCTAAATGCCCTTCAGTCCATCGAACCCCACCCGCTTTGGCGGCCCGCGCGGCAACCTTCCCGGTGTTTTGTCTAAAGAAATCAAGGACATGCGCCGGGCCAACGCCGAGATAGCCCTCGGCATCAGGCAGCGCAGCCTGCGCGCGGTCAGCCTGATCACCTCCGTCGACGAGCACATCACCGAGCACGAGAACCCGTACGACAAGGCAATCGAGCATTTGGAGCGCCTGAATGAGCTACCTGCCATCCTGAAGCTGATCGAGGGAGCTGAGAAAGCCGCAGCTCCTGAAGAGCAGGAGGCCGCCAAGCTCGACCCGGCGGGCAAGGCTGACGACCGGCGGCTGGCGCTGGCCCTGATCAACGTCCTGCAGCGCGGCGTGGCAGCCGATAGCGACGTGATCGATGCCGAGGTGCTGCGCGATGAATGATCTCGGCCTGAACCTCGACGATATCGCCGAGCGCATCCGGCGCATGAGCGATGGGGACCGCGAGGCGCTGGTAGACCAGCTGCACGCAGAGCTGCAGCTGGCATGGCAGCCGCAGCCCGGCCCCCAGTTCGTAGCCTACCACAGCGAGGCAGACGAGATGCTCTATGGGGGTGCAGCCGGGGGCGGCAAGACCGACCTCGTCTGTGGCCTCGCCACCACCCTGCACGAGCGTACGCTGATCTTCAGGCGGCAGAGCACCGACCTCGACGGCATCTGGGAGCGGCTGGAGGGCATCCTCGACCCTATCAGCCGGATTAGTACACGCAACGGGGTCAAGAAGCACATGCGTACCGTCGACGGGCGCAGTATCGACATGGGGCACCTTGAAAAGCCGGGATCCGAAAAGAGCTGGCAGGGACGACCGCACGACTTGATTTGCTTCGACGAGGCCGCCCAGCTGGACGAGCTGAAGGTGGAGTTCGTCATGCGCTGGCTCAGGAGCACCACGCCCGGCCAGCGCTGCCGCGTAGTCTTTGCTACCAACCCGCCGGTGCCGGATCTCAAGGACGGCTCGATGACGGATGTCAGCACGGGCGACTGGCTCAAGCGCTGGTTTGCACCGTGGATCGATCCCGACCTACCTGAGGACCAGAAGGCCAAGAGCGGCGAGATCCGTTGGTGCTATATGCGGACACGCGGCAATCAATACGAGACTGTTTGGGTCGATGGTCCGGGCTGGTACGTCATCAAGACGGGTGAGAGGCACGAGGGCGAGCCTACGCAGGAGCAGATCAAGAGCTTGAACCTCGCCAGTGCCAAGAGCCGCACGTTCATCCAGTCGCTGGTCACCGACAACCAGTTCTTGGCCGGGACAGGCTATCTCGAGAAGCTGTCGGCCACGCCGGAACCCCTTCGCACGATGCTGCTGCACGGTGCCTTCGGTATCAAGCTGGCGGATCACGACATGCAGGTCATCCCCACGAACTGGGTGCTGGCGGCGCAGGAGCGCTGGCGCGAGTACGTGGCCCGGCTGGAGGCCGATCACGACATGCGCAAGGCCGCCATGCGGGTGCTGGCGGCTGATATCGCGCAGGGCGGGGCGGATATCACCGTGCTGGCCCCTTTACGGGAGAACGGCTTCTTCGAGGAGCTGCATACCTTCCCCGGAAGCGAGACGCCCGACGGCCCCAGCGTTGTGGCTCGGCTGCTCAAGATCCGGCGCGACCGCGCCACCATTGCGCTGGACATGACGGGTGGCTGGGGGATCAGCACGCGGGATAACCTGCGAGACAACCACCGCATCGCGGCCATCAGCTGTGTGGCGTCTGCCGGATCGACGGCATGGACGCGTGACATGAGCCTGAGGTTCTACAACCTGCGCGCCGAGATGTGGTGGAAGTTCAGAGAGGCGCTGGACCCCGACGAAAACCCCGACATCATGCTGCCGCCCGGCGACCGCTTGCGCGCCCAGCTCACGGCCCCTCACTTCGGTATCAGGGGCAACCAGATCCTTGTCGAGGCCAAGGACGACGTGCGCAAACGCATCAGCACCTCGACCGACGAGGCCGATGCCGTGATCATGGCCAAGCACTACCTGCCCACGGCCATGGCCCGGGAGCACAGCATCGATCCCATCCCCGTGGAGCTGGGCGGCTGGAACGAGGAGATGACGGACTTCCACAAGCAGACGTCCAGCGTGCCCGAGATCGACCCGCTGGAGGACTGGGGGCTGTGATCACCGCCCTGAACCTGCGCGACTGCACCTACGTGCTGGCCAACCTGCGTGAGGCCGACAGGGCCGAGCTGCGGGGCACCTACGGTGACGCCACGGGCCTCGACGTGGCCGCCATCTGCCTCTCAACACCGTGGGCGTACCAGATCAAGCTGCAGAGTGTCCCGGTAGCAATTTTCGGGGCCACACCTATCAGCGCCACGACCGTGAGCGCGTGGGCTGTCGGGACAGGCCGCTTCACTCGCGCAGTTCCGGCGCTGACCCGCTTCATAAACGGCCCTCTGGCGCACGACCTGCGATCTCACGGCTTCCGCTGGGCCGAGGCCCGCAGCATCGCCACGCACGAGGCCGCGCACAGGTGGCTCAAGGGGCTCGGCGCGTCGTCCTTGGCCACACTCAGCGGCTATGGCCCGGGCGGCGAAGACTTCATCCTTTTCAGACGTGCCCTGACAGTGTAGGGTGCCCCACAACATGTTGATATCCAACGAAAGGTGACCCCACCATGTGCCTCTCGGTAAAGACCCCGGACATCCCCTCGCCAGCGGCTCCGCCTACCCGGCGCAAGGGCGGTGCCGTTGCCCAGCTGTTTCAGCGCCGTCGGCAGAACGCCACGGGCGCGTTCGGCAACATTTTCACCAGCCCGACCGGGACACTGGGTGGCGCAACCACGTCCGCTACCCGTCTCGGTGGCGGCGGCAGCGCGGGGGCCTGATCGATGATCGGGGACGAGACCGCATCCTCTCTCGTTCGCGAGTTGAACGAGCTGGTCAGCGACCGCGTGGCTCAGGGCTGGGACAAGTACTGGCTCGATTGCATGCGCTTCGCCCTGCCCGCAGACGTCTCGTACGACCAGCTGCTTATGCAGGGCAACGTGCGCTCAGCCACAGCCGCGGTGTCGTCGCCCCCCGCCCAGCGCACCACCAAGACCCTCTACGACCAGACCAGCCTCTGGGCTATCGAGCGCCTGACTGCGGGCCTGATCTCCCTGAAGACGCCCGAGGCCAGCCAGTGGCACAGCCTCGACGTGGACGATCCCTTCGGCCACGAGGCGGAGCTGCAGGAGGAGGCGTGGATGGACAAGCTGACGCGTTACCTCTTCAAGGTCCGCAGCAACCCCAAATCTGGCTTTTGGCCCGCGCATAAGGCCGCCGTCCGCTCCACGTGCGCACTGGGTGACGGCTTCATCTTCCACGAGGAGCTGTTCGGCGACGTGCGCACCCCGTGGCGCTATGAGTTCGTGCCCCTCGGCGAGTGTTACCTGACGGTGGACATGAGCGGGCAGATGCTGCGCTTCTACCGCTACCGCAACCTGACCGCAGAGCAGATCGCCCGGCGCTGGCCCGATAGCGCCAGCGCCAAGATCAAGTCACACGCGGACGATCCCACGAAGCGGATGGCCAAGTTTCCTGTCGCTCATGCCGTCATCCCTCGTGACGATCTCAGCCGGCACAAAGGCTTCGGCACCCTGAAAGCGCCCTACGCCGGGGTGTATATCGACGTGGACGAGGAGAGCATTCTGGGCGAGACGGGCTACTGGGAGATGCCCTATATCGGCCACAGCTGGAACCGCATCGCGGGTCGTCGCTATAGCGAGGGCCCGATGGCCTTGGCGCTGGCCGAGATCAAGTCCCTGAACGAGATGAGCAAGAACGAGCTGATCTCCAGCCAGCAGGCCGTGCGTCCGCCCCTTGCCGCGTACGGCGAGAATATGCAGCGCATCAACCTGAACGCGGGCAAGGTGAACCCCAACCTGATCAATGGCGACGGCAAGCTGCTGGTGCAGCCGATCATGACGCACACCCGGCCCGACTTTGCCCAGCAGGTGCTGGAGACCCGGCGCAACAACGTGCGGGAGATGCTGTACCTCAACCTGTGGCAGATCCTGATCGAGCGCCCCGACATGACGGCCACCGAGGCCATGCTACGCTCGCAGGAGAAGGGCGATCTACTCGGCCCCGTGGGCATCAGTTTCAATCACAGCCTGAGCCAGCTCGTTGACCGCGAAATCGCCATTCTGGGCCGCAAGGGTGCCTTTGATGCCGGTAGTCCGCTGGAGGCTCCGGAGAGCCTCGTGGACAAGGATCTGAGCCCCGCCTTCACATCTCCTCTCGACCGCATGCGGAACATGGACGAGGTCGTGGGTGCGCAGCGCACCGTGGCCGGGATGGTCGAGGTTGCGGCCCTCAAGCCGGAGATTATGGACAAGCTGGATGTTGATCGCTACGCCAGCCTGCTGCGTCGCGGCAATGGCGCGCCCGCCGACCTCTTCATTGAGGACAAGAAGGTGGAGCAAAACCGCGAGCAGGACGCCCAGCTGCAGCAGCTCATGGGCACCATCGAGGCCCTGCGCGCCGGGGGCGAGGCTGCGGGGGCCATGGGGGCCGGGGCGCAGGCTCTAGGGGCCGGAGCGCAGGCCGTGGGCGGCTCGCCCGTCAACCAAGGACCGACACCGGCAGCGCAGGAGGCGGTAGCAGCATGACAGACACAATCGCCAGCCTCTTCGAGCACGGGCATCGCCGCACGGCGACGGCGCAGTCGCGTCTCGTCGAGGCATACGCTGCTGTGTTTTCGGGTCGTGGGGGTCAGCAGGACGCGGAGATCGTGTGCACGGATCTGGCCCGCTGGTCAGGCTACTTTCACGTATCCGAGCCGGGTGCTGATCCCCTCGTGCTAACGCATATGGAGGGCCGCCGGAGCGTCTTCGCCCGGATCCTGAGCCTGACCAACCTGCCAGCAGAGGCTCAGGCGGCCCTCGCTCAGGCGGTGCGCATGGAGGATGCCGCCAGCAATCAAGAGGGAAGCGACTTATGAACATTCTACAGGATATCCTGCACCCCACGATCACGTGGGATGCCGCAGGTGAAGGATCGAGCGGAGCCGGTGGTGACACTGGTAACCCCTCGGGCACCGGCGAGGGTGGCGACACCCCGGCCAATCCGTTTGCGGAGCTTGATGAAGCAACCCGCACGTGGGTGAACACGCGTCACGGTAACGACGTCGCGAAACTGGCCCAGCAGGCCTACGAGCTGGACAAATTCGCGGGCAGCGCCGTGGCGATCCCGAAAGACGACGACGCAGATGCGTGGGATAAGGTTTTCAGCCGACTTGGTCGGCCCGAAAGCTCGGACAAGTACGAGCTGACGGTACCGGAAAACCTGCCGGAAACGGTCCCCTATGACGAGGAGATGGCCAAGGGTTTCAAGGATCAGGCACACGAGCTTGGTTTGTCGCAGAAGCAGGCCGCTTCACTCCATGACTGGTTCGCCGGTCAGATGACGGAGCAGGCGGCTGCGATGCAGGATACCATGGGCACGAACCTCGAAACGGACATCTCGAAGGCCAACGAGGCCTTGGAGGCTGTCTGGGGGGCGAAGGACGGCGAGACGTGGAAGGCCAACCTTGAGATGGCCGCCCGCTTCTTCGATGCCATCGACGAGAAGGGCAACCTGACGGACGTGCTGTCAAAGCGCGGCTTGCTGGGTCCGGATCGTGAAGTTCTCGTACCCGAGCTGGCCACGGCATTCGCCAAGGCCGGTATCGCCCTCTTCACCGAGGGTGGTACGCTCAATGGGGCAGGGGACAGCCTGACGGGGGTCAACCCCTTCGCAGGCGAAGGCAATCTCACAGCCATCATGCAGCTCGTCAAAGAGCAACCCGACAAGGCCAAGCAGCTGGCCCGCGCCGCAGGCGCGGATCTCAGCCTGTACGGCCTCAGCTAACGGAGACCTGAAAAATGGCTGTTACCCGACTGAGTGACGTCATCGTGCCCGAGGTGTTCGCATCGTACATGCTGAAAGAGACGATGCAGAAGACCGCGCTCTACGGAGCGGGGGCGATGGTAATGGATGCGGAGCTGTCTGCCAAACTGGCTGGCGGCGGTCGCACCTTCAATGTGCCGTTCTGGAAAGATCTGGACGACACCGAGAGCGACCCGGCATCGGACGATCCGGCGAGCGACGCGACCCCGGGCTCGATCACCACGGGAAAGGACATTGCCCGGCGGCAGGTCCGTACCCGTGGCTGGTCCACCGCACAGCTCACCCGCGAGCTGGCCGGGGACGATCCCATGAAGCGTATCGCCTCGCGCGTTACCGACTACTGGGGGCGTCAGTTCGACGACGTCGCGATCTCCACCCTGCGCGGCGTCTTCGCCGACAACGCGGCGAACGACAGCGGCGACATGATCAACGACATCACCAGTGATGTCACGGGCACCCCAGCGGCGGCCACCCTCTTCTCTGCCGACGCGGTGCTCGACACCGGGCAGACCATGGGTGACGCCAAGCAGGATCTGTCCCTCGTGGTCATGCACTCCGTGGTCCACAACCGGCTCGCGAAGCAGCAGCTGATCGACTACCGGATGGACGCCGACGGCAAGCGCTGGTGGCCTTACTATCAGGACTATCGGATCCACGTGTCTGATCGCTGCCCGGCCATTGCCGGCACGTATCAGACGTCCTACTGGACCTTCGTTCTGGGCATGGGTGCCTTCGGTATGGGGCAGAGCCCCGTTGCCAACCCGGTGTCCACGGACAGCGACGAAAGCGCAGCCGATGGTATGGGTATCGAGGAGCTGTGGACCCGTCAGCAGTTTGCCATCCACCCCTACGGCATCAAGTTCACGGACAGCTCGGTCGCAGCCGAGTTCCCGACGAACACGGAGCTGCAGGCAGCCGCCAACTGGGACCGCGTCTACGCGGAGCGCAAGCAGATCCCGATGGCGCTTCTGAAAACGAATGGCTGATCTCCCTTAGATCGGTCGCGCCGGGGGCGGCGCGAGTTTTTCCTCCTCGTGCCGCCCCCGGCCCTACCCCCGCTCTCGCCATGGTGGCCTGAGCGATAGCAAGGAGAAAAGCCATGGGCTTTCGCGATATCCTGAGCAACGTGGGCAATCGCACCGCGTTTTACGAGGTCTTCGATGACTTCTTCAACTACACCGCCGCCGACTGGACGATTACCACGACCGAACTTGGCACCGGGTCGGCCACCGAGGCCCTTACCCCGGGCGCGGGCGGCCAGCTGCTGGTCACCAATGCGGCGGGCGACAATGACCACGACTTTTTCCAGCTGCCCTCCGAGGCATTCAAGTTCGTGGCCGGGAAGCGGATGTATTTCGGCATCCGCCTGCAGGTATCCGATGCCACCGAGAGCGACTTTATCGCCGGTTTGGTGATCACGGATACCACGCCTCTGGCGCATACCGATGGCATCGCCTTCGTCAAGGATGACGGCGACACCAACATTGACTTCACTGTCACCAAGGACAGCGCGGAGACGGAGAGCGCCGCCGTCGGCACCGCTGCCGACGACACGTGGGTGACGCTGGAGTTCTACTACAACGGCAAGACCGACGAGGACGGCAGCTCGCTGACCGGCTCGAAAATCGAGGTGTTCGTGGACGGCTCCCGCGTTGCGGGCGTGGCCATGACCAACGTGCCGGATGACGAGGAGCTGACCCTGACCTTCGGTCTCCAGAATGGCGAGGCTGTGGCCAAGACCATGACCGTGGACTGGGTCCGCGCCTTCGTGGAGCGGTAAGGCGGTTACCGTACCATGAAAGGGCGGCCCGCCCCCAGCGGGTCGCCTACACCCCAATCTGAGGAGACAGCCCATGGCTCGTACACCCACCACTGAAGAGATCCGCCGCGCAGACGCCGTGGCGAAGCGCCGCGCGCAGGAGCGCCGGGCAGCCGAGAAGATCGCCGAGCGCGACGCGCTGGTGAAACCGAAGGATCCCGAGGTCAAGCTACGGCTGGGCGAGCAGGTGCCCCTACACGTCTTGAACGTACGCCAGCGCGCCGTGGATCGTGAGCACAACGACTTGAACGTCAAGGCGGCCAAGGCTGCGGCGACGGCGGTCAACGACACGCTGAAGCGTGGCGGTGCGGTCAAGAAGCGCCCCACATCCGCCAAGCCTGCGGGCCCGAATACGGCGGCGGCCACGAAGGCAAGCTAAGGGGGTGACCCATGCCCGCGAATGTGACCAAGTTGGACGTCTGGAACATGGCGCTTGACCACCTCGTCGAGCACGCGCTCAGCGCGACCACCGACGATAGCGTGTACGCCCGGTGGCTGCGACGCAACCACGATCAGGCGCGGGATGCCTTCTTGCGCCTGAAACCGTGGAACTTCGCCATGCAACTGAACACGCTGACGGTGGACGCCACGGCACCCGCATTCCGTTGGGAATACAGGTTTCAGCTACCTTCGGACTGGCTGCGCGTCCTGCAGCCCACGCAGTACGGGGAGAGGACGGACAGCCCTATCCCCTTCGAGATCGTGGGCAACTACATCTACGTGAACGACCCCCCGACCGCGACGACGCTCTACCTGCGTACGATCCAGCGCGTGGAGGACTTCACGGAGTGGGATCCGCTGGCTGTGGACGCCTTTTCCATCTTCCTCGCCCACCGGCTCGCGTTGAGGGCCACGGGTAAAGCCACGTATAAGGACCGCCTGCTGCAGGATCTGGCCGACGCCTTGCGCCTCGCAGCCGACGTGGACACGCTGGAGGGATCATCGGAGATCGTGGAGCAGCACGACGTGATCGACGTGAGGTATGTATGACGAGGGTCCACAATCACGTCGTATCCATGACTCGGGGAGAGGTCACCCCCCTTGTGCACGGGCGCGTGGATCTGCAGGATTATCGACTGGGTCTGCACACGTGCACGAACTTCATCGTGTCGAAGTACGGAGGTGTTACTCGTATGCCGGGCACGCTGGACCAGAACGCTTGTACGACGGAGACGGCGGCCAGTCGGTTGATCCCCTTCATCTTCAACGAGAGTCAAGCCTACGCGCTGGAGTTCAGCAACCTGAAGCTGCGCTTCCACACTGTGGACGGCGTCATCGAGAGCGGCGGCAGCCCCGTTGAGGTGACGACGCCCTACCTGCAGGCGGACCTCTGGAAAATCCAGACGGACAGCATCGGCGACGTCGTCTACATTACGTGCGACGGCTACGAGAACCGCACCCTGACACGATCCAGCGACACCAGTTGGACGCTGGCCACCTTCGAGGCGCTGAACGGGCCTTGGCTCCTCCCTTCGGGTGCTGGCGCAGCATCGATGACGCTCGGCGGTACGGGCCACGCATGGCCTGCTATGACGACCAACACAGCGCCCAGTGGTACGGCGTCGACCACCACGACAACTATCGCCAGCGGAGGTACAGGTACGGCCAGCACGTCTGCGTGGAAGAGCTTCGATAACGAGCGTGCGACGGCAACGCTAGACGGCGCGGCGGGGCGGGGCTATATCCAGTATGACTACGGTGCGGGCGTCGAGAAAGTGATTACGGGATATGCTCTTACGGCAGATAGCACGGATGTCGATAAGGCGCGGAACACTGCAGTAAACTGGACGCTAAAGGCGCAGAAAGACGGATCGGCTGCGTGGGTGACACTGGACCAGCATAGAGGCGAGAGCGACTGGATATCCGGCGAAACCCGTGTATTCGAGATCGCCAACAGCACAGCGTATCGCGTGTACAGAATTGAAACCATGGGCGCAGCAGATGGCGGCGGGGGTTCGGCGAGTGCAACACGCTACCCCAAATGGGAGGCGCTGTTGCATGTAGACGATCAAGCGGCGTTTACTGTTACTGCTAGTGCGGTGACCGGCATCAACAACGATACCGGCTTCCAAACTACTGATGTCGGGCGACTTATTCGAGTTATGGCGGATGACGGTTTCTGGCGCGTACTCGTCATAACGGCCAGAGCCAGCACCACGTCCGTATCGGCTAAGGTCGTCGGTCCCGCACCGCTTACGTTAGGTAGCACGGTGGCGGCGGCGTGGCAGCTGCAGGCGTGGTCGGACGAGAGCGGCTGGCCCAAGCGGGTGGGTAAGCACAAGGGTCGTCTTGCCTTCTTTAACACGAGCGATCAGCCCCGAGGGGGCTGGCTGAGCGTATCCGATGATTTCGACAACTTCGGGGTCTCTGACCCTCTTGTGGACGACGACGCCGTGGCCTTCGATCTCACGAATGGGCGTATGGACGATATCCTCTGGGCGACCAGCAACGGTACGGACCTCCTGCTGGGCACAGTGGGCGGCATCAGGGTCGTGAACGAGCGCGACCCGGGTGCCGTATTCAGCCCCGCGAACGCGGAGGAGGAGGGGGCCACAGACGTGCGCGCTGGCGACGTCCTCCCCGTCTGGGTCTCCAACATCCTTATCTTTGCGGGCAAGGCCAAGCAGCGCCTGCATGAAACCGCTTTCAGCGCCGACGACGGCGGCTACATCGTGCGAGAGCTGACCATGCTCGCCGAGCATATCTTTCGCAGCAAGGTGCGCGAAGTCCACTATCAGGAAATCCCATCGGATCTGCTCTGGGCGGTGATGGAGGACGGCATAGTGGCCGCCTGCACCTACGACCGGCAGCAGCAGGTCTTCGGCGTGAGTAGGATAGAGATCCCGGGCGCGCTGGCGGGCGTGGAGAGCATGTGCGTGCTGCCGGGTGACGACGGTGACGTGCCCCTAATGGTCACCAAGCGATATGTGGACGGTGCGTTCCAGTATCGCATCGAAAAAATCGCTTCCCCTTGGCGGGGGCCGCAAACAGTCACCAACCGTCCCTTATATCTCATGGCAGCCGCCCGGTACCAAGGATCAGCCACCGGTACCTTTACCGGACTGGATTATCTGGAAGGTGAGACGGTGACAATTTACGAGGCCAACGAGGGTCGTAACTGGGGCACGGCTGTTGTCTCCGGGGGTTCCGTGACAGCCCCCAGCGGGTACACAACCACGGATGCTTATATCGGTCTGGCTTACACGAGCGTCATCGAGACCCTTCGCCCTCCGAATATCCCGGAGGATGGCGGCTACATTGGTAGCCCCACCAGTATCCTTGAGGTCCATGTGGATGTGTTCGAGACATATGGGTTACATGGCGGCGACGCCGACAGGCCGACGGAAAGTGAGCAGCTGCGCACAGAGGCGGACTTCGCCACGAATAGAGGGCGGACGTATTTCGCCCCCGCGATGCACACGGGGATGCTGGAGGTGCCTGTGGAAGGAGGGTGGTCCCGCGAGGCCCGGGCGCGTATCAGCACTGACGAACCATTCCCCGCGACCATAAGAGCTGTTATGGTCACGGTAGATAGAGGGACTTGATATGTGTGGACCGGCACTACTGATCGCGGGATCCGTCATCCAAGGGGTGGGGGCCTTCATGGGTGCGCAGGCACAGGCTCAAAGCGCCGAGATGCAGTCGCAGGCGCTGCAGCGTCGTGCGGAGCAGCAATACACTGCCGGTGCGCTTCAGCAGGGGCAGGCGAAACGGCGCGCGGTCCGAGTAGGTGGGCAGCAGCGCGCGGCATTTGCCGAGGGGGGCCTCGGATCCGGCGGCAGCGCCTTCGACGTGGCCATGGACACCGCCAACGAGGCAGACATGGATCTGGCCATGATCAGTTATAACGCCCGGGCGCAGGCCGACCAGAGCCGCTTCGAGAGCAGCATCATGAAGGCAAACGCCCGATCTGCCCGCCGCTCCGCCCCCTTCGCCTTCCTGTCGCCCATCCTGAGCGGGGCCGCCCGCTTTCCTGACGCCTTTGGGATTTCATAATGGCCCGTATCGAACGCCTCCAAGCCTCCGTACCCATGCAGGTCACGGCCAGCCCGGGGCCCCAGCTACGTGACGCCATGCCGGGGGCCATTCAGGGTCTGGGCGGCGGTCTCGCGCAGCTGGGGGGAGCGCTCGTAGAACGCGAGCAGCGACGTCTGGAGATGGAGGACACGCAGCAATACCGGCAGTTGCAGACCGATCTGGACGCGGCCATGTTCGAGGCCGAGCAGAACATGCCTGCGGGCGGGCGCGGCTTTTCGGAGGGTTTCAGGAACGGCGCGCTGACGGAGCTGACGCAGGCGTATCTATCCGGCATCGAAGATGAGGATCTGCGCGCTCGGCGCGAGGCCGACATAGGTCTGCTTTTCGACCAGCGCGGTTTGCGCGCCGACAGGGCGGAATACCAAGAGCTTGTGAGCTTCCAGAGTGGGGTGCTGACGGATATAGGCAACGACGCCCTTGCAATGATCGCGGCAAGCCCCGACAGCATTGAGGACGTGCAGGAGGATTACGAAGCCCGGGTGCGAGGCTCCAACCTGCCGCCCTCCGATCAGGAAGAGATGATCCGCAACGCGGACAGGCTCTTCGCCAGCGGGTATCTCGAAAGCATCGCTGCCGATCCCCTACGTGTCATGTACGAGACCGGCGGCACGCCGATGGAACTCCCCGCTGATACGCGCGCCGCACTCCTGACTGGCGCACTGGAGGAGTGGGCGCTCGGGCCGGGACGCTCGGGAGAGCGTGTGGGTGAATTTGGCCTGCGGCGCGAGGATCTTTCCGCTATCGCCCGGCGAGAGGGCATCGATCCCGCCTCGCAACCGGGCGGCTGGGAGGCGTACCTCTCCAACCCCACGCGAGCACGCATGCTGGCACAGAGCCAGATGGAGTACCTGATGACGGAGGCGGGGTTTGAGGATCCCGTGGACGCCGTCGTCGCATTCTACATGGGCGAAGAGTTCGCCAATGGCGACTGGAGCAGAGGCGATCTGCCCCGGGGCGTGCAATCCGCATTGCGGCAAGCCCTGCCCGACTTCATGACGGGCCGTCCCGGCGTCCCCTCCACGTCAGACATACCTCTTACGGACGGGGCCGGTAACGCCCTCCCCGAGAGCCGGTACGACGAAATCGACCCCCAGCTCGTGCAGATAGCCCGGAACGTCTTCGCCCAGTTCGGCTACGACAGCCTGCCCATTCTTGACGCCGAGCGCGTCGACAACGCGGGGTACGGGGCGAGCAACAGCCAGCATGTCCTGCGACGCGAAGACGGCACGCCGACAGGTCGCAGGGGAGCCATAGACATCAGCGTGGCGCAACTCAGCATACCCCAACGCGTGCAGCTGCTGGAGGCGCTTTCTGTCGCCGGGGTGACGGGGATCGGCGTCTACAACGGCAATTTCATCCACCTCGATTTCGGTGATCGCAGGGCGTGGGGCAACCAGCTTGCGGATGGGTCGTGGGGCCCGGTCCCCAGCTGGGCATCCGAGGTCATAGGGCGGCACGTCAGGGGGGAAATTGACAGCGTCACCCTGAACCCGATGGGCGGTGTCAACCCGCGAGTGGCCGGCGCTGCAACGGGTGACATACTCGCGGCGCGGCAGGCCGCTATCGAAAGCCTGACGAACACGACCGCGCCCACCGCGCAGATGCGCGTGGATGCCCAGACATTCCTCGACGACAGCCTCGCCGCCTTCAGGGCGGGAGAAGACCTGCCCATGCGCTCGGAGATGGAGGACGCGCTGAACACGCTGACACCCTCCAACGCCCAGACGTACCGTGACAGGATCACGGAGGAGACGACGGTCGCGGCGCTGACCGAAAACATCGACGAAATGGACGCCGCCGAGCTTACCGGCCTGCTGAACCAAGTGGAAAGCCCGGCCATGCCCTACCGAGGCACCGACGTAGGGGAGACCATATACGACCGGACAGTGGCCGCCGTAGAGGAGGAGCAGCAGTACCGGCTGAGAGAGCCCGCCAACGCCGCGCATCGCGACCCGGATCTTGCGGCTTTGTGGGACGGCCTTACCATCAACATGGTATCCGGTGTCCCCGTGCCGCAGGTGTCGGGTCAGCAGGACGGCAGGAGCACGTTCCGAGACTACATCGAGGCGTCCACGCGCATACAACGCGAGCGCTTCGGCCTGTCTGACGCCGCGACCCAGACGCTGCCCAATCGTACACTAGCCGAGATGGCCCAGCACGTGGCCGCCATAACCCGCGATCCGGATATCTCTCCCGAAGAGGTAACCGAGCAGATGGCGGTGTTCGCCAACCGCATGGTGTGGATTTTCGGTGATCGGGCGGATGACGTACTCGTGGATGTGCTTGGTTTCATGCAGGGTGACACGGGGGCTGGAACGCCGGAGGCGGCGCTGACACGTCGCCTCACGCGAACCATGAGGGATGCCAATGTGGACACAGGCCCCTTGTCCGCCGTGCGCGACGACGGGCGGTCGGACGACACGGTATTCCTCATGGATACCACGCTCGGCGATGCGACGGAGGAAGATTTGGACAGACAGGCCTTGCAGCTGCAGGCCCTGCCAGAGGGTGAGCGCGTCGCGGCCCTGAACCTGATCGTGGACCCGGAGACGCGGGCCGCCGTGCGGGAGCGATTGCCGCGATGACCCATCGCCCCTTCATCACCGATAACGGGTCGAACGACGCCCTCGCGAATTTGTTCGGTCAGCCCGCGCTCCAAGACGGGGTAGCGGCCACGCAGGCAACCGAGAACTTCCTGCTCCTGCAGGGAAGGCTGGAGGAGCAGCTGGACGTGCAGCGACGCGCCGCCGACCGCGAGGCGCGGATGGCCGAGGCGGCGCGCGATGTAGGTGGTGCGCTCAGCGCCTTCGAGAGCATGCCTAACACCGGCAACCCATTCGTGGACGCCATGACATACGCTCCGCAACTGAGCAGAGGTCTGTTCGCCCCCCTGTCGGACACGGAGGCGCTGCAGGCCCACACGCGCGAGCGGGACGAAGCCTACACCGCCCTGACAACAGAATTTGGCCGGGTGGCGGAGGCCGTCGGGTCCGCGCGTGCGATAGAAATACTGACCGAGCAGGTCGGTGCGGAGGCTCTGGAAGGGCTGCCGCAGCTGGAGCAGATGGCGCGCGACGCGGCGCTGGAGATCGCGGAACAGGCGCAACGCGGAGACGTGGAACCCACTTCCGTGGAGATACCGGATGTCATAGGGGATCAATTCTCTCCTGAAGAGGCCGAGTATTTTCAAGAACTTATCGACACGCTAGGGGAGGAGACAAACCCCACCTCACGCGCGGCGCTGATCGCCGAGTTGGGGCAAATGGCACGCCGGGGTAGCAGCGTAGATCGTACCTCGGACCCTGCCAGCCTCCCGGAGCGCGAAGACCCGGTTGTGGATACGCAGACGCTGACAGATTTTCTCGATAACCTGCGCGACGCCCCGACACCTCCCGCAGAGGCCCCCACGGGATATGACGCTCTTCAGGCCGAGCAAGACGAGGCGCAGCGGAGTTTACTGCGGGAGATGCTGGACGGCGAGGAGGATCCGGCCATCCGGGCGGCTATAGAGGAGGAGCTGGCCGCGCTGGAAGTGCCGGAGGCAAATTACGACACCCTGCGCCAGTCGTTCGAGGCATATGCGGAGCAAAACCAGCGTATTGGCGGCGAGCTTGAGCGCTACCGCATGACCGCCATTCAAGACGCCTTCGCGGGCGTCGTACGAGACAGTCTCGGGCTGGTCCCCGGCTCGGTCGAGACCGTGGACTTACTGATGGCACCAGTGGTGGGCTTCTTTCGCGGCGGGGACGAGGCGTGGGACAGCGAAAACAACCGCACGCTTCGCTGGTTTTCCGACCGCATGAACGCTGCCATAGACCAGATCGCCCCGAACGATCCGGCGCGCGACGATCAATTCATGTCCCAGCTGGGCGGTGCCACGGGATCTCTTCTCGGCTTTTATGTTGCCGGAGCGGCACGCATCCCCGTGTGGGCCGCAGGCGCTGCATCGCAGGGCTCCATTCAGCACGAGCAAGCCATCTATGCCGACGCAGGGGCGCGCTACTGGCAGTTGATTTTCGGTCTTGGACTAGGTGCCTCGGAGGCCATTCCCGTGGATCGCGCCTTTCGCCGCATGTCCGACGCCTTCGGCCCGGAACGCTTCGCGCAGGTGCTGGCCAACAGCTCTGCCAGCTCGATGGAAGAGTTCATTCAGGAGTTCTCGCAATCCGCCGGGGAGGATCTCCTCCTGCGATATGGCTTCGGGGGCTGGCTGGGCGCGGATGCGGGCGACCCGACCCGAGAGATAAGTTTCGCCCAGTGGCTGCGACAGGGCGGCCTCGGGGCCATAACCGGCGCGGCTGGCGGCATGGCAACGTCCGGTTACGCGGCGTATGGGAGTGTCGTCGAGCCCATATGGACGGAGGCGGAGATACAGGACGGTCTGGCGCAGATCAGAGCGATCACGGCCAACGCTCCCTCGCGCTTTCAGGCCGCCGCCAACAACTTCGACGAGACTTTCTTCGATACGCTGCCCGAGGACACGGACCCCGCGAACATCGGAGACGCGCTGCGCGAGGCCGCCCAGATAGCCGCCCCCGGGGAAGACGCGCAAGTGGCACCCGTTATCACGGAGGGCGCACAGACGGGCGAGCAGGCTCCCTTCATCAGTCTGTCCGACACCGTTACGGAGGGTAATCGTCGCCTCGCCGAGCGTGCCATCGCCAACGAGGGTCGGGGCTTCGCGCCCGCTCCTCGCACAGTGATCGCGGCCCCTGCGGGTAGCGGCCTGCCCGACATTGCGGTGGGCGACCTCACGTTTGACGATTGGATCGCCAAGACGGAGGCCCTGCTCCCCGCCGAAGACATCACGCGCTTCAGCCGCTGGTATGAGGATCTGCGCAGCACGTTCGACGAGCTGTTCCCCGACCAGCCCGTGGTCGCGGAGCGCTACATGATCGGGTGGCTGGCGGCTAACCAAGCAGTGTCGCCCACAGCCGCTATGCGCGACGCCCTGCTGCAGAACGATAACCTCGCCACGGGCACCAACCAACCGCGCATCCAGCGCTTTGGTGCTGTGTCCGACCGTGTCCGCTCCATCCTCGCCGGGCAGACCCTCACGGGGGGCGTGGGGGCCAAGATCTCGGATTTCATCGACAGCGGGCGCAACAGCCCCACGCGCATGTGGACGGGTAACGCGACATCGACGGGCGCGCCCTTCGTGGTGGACCGGCACACGGCGCGCGACACGGGCATCGTGGACGCCCCGTTTCTCAGCGCTCTGGAGACGCGCGGCTACGCGATACCTGAGGGCGTGCAGGTGGACTTCCCCGGGGGGAAAGAAATCAACGTCAGCGGTCGCATGTACGAGAACAGGGCCGAGTTCGGACGCCGGCTGACCAACCACCTGAACGAGATCGGATGGCAGGGCAGGAGCGACTGGCAGCCCCGCGAGGTGCAGGCCGTCGGCTGGCACGCCACGCTGCGCCTGATGGATAGCCGCGAGGGTACTCCTCAGGAGGCCGTGTCCGAGAACAGCTACACGATGGCCTTCGAGATCGTGCCCGGTGACACGTCCTCGCACCCCCTCGTGCGGACCATGGCCGAGCGGCTCAAAAACCTCCCCCCGGCGGCGCAAAACCGCATCACGCGCAAGCACGCCCAGCGGGCACAGGACATAGCCTTCAGGGTCAGCAACGCCTCGGCTGCCACGCCCGTTTTCACGGGGCAGGGGGGCTGGCAGGGCGCGCTGTCCATCAATGTATCATCGCAGCTCTTCGCCACGCGCGATCAGGCACAGGCGACGGCGGCCTCGCTGGGCTACCTGCTCGATCAGGACGCCATGTTCGCGGCGCGGCTCACCCCGGCCACGAAAAGCTCCAAGACCTACGCCATCACCGTTACGTGGCCGCGCGGAGAGTTCACGCGCACCCAGCACGCGGAGGCCTTCGACAAGATCCGCGTAGCCGCGCCCGAGGGCTTGATTGACGGCTTCACCAGCGTGATCATGCCAGATGGCAGCGAGGGTATCCGTATCGTGGCCGGGGGTACGGGCGCACAGGCGAAAAAAATCCGCGCCTTCATGGGCATCAACGATGACATGGTGTTCGACGAGAGCAAACCCTCGCCCATGGATGTGGCGTTGGGGCCGACGGCCTTCCACCCCATGCGCAGGGATGCCAATGCCCAGTTGGCAAACGCCGACGTGGTCTATATTGAGAATGACTGGACGAAAGAGGGGACTGACTATGAAAACCACTATCGCGACGCGACAGGACGAGATTTCCCTGCCGAGCTTCATTCAGCTCGGGAAACGCTCCATGGCCAGCTCGCCGCCGAAATCCTCCAAGAGGAGCAGCGCTCCGAGCGCGCCCAGCGAGGAAGAGTGGAAACGCTCGCTGCGCAGGCCGGAAGCCAACCCTTTGCCGACGAAAAAGGAAACCTGACCCTTACCCACTGGTCGAACGAACCCCGGCCAGTATTGGACCCCGCGCAAGCGGGGACCGGGCCCCTGCTCGGCGGCGAACGGCGCATGGGCTGGAAGCATGTCTTCTTGGGTGCAGGCGTCGGTCAGGAGGGCGGCTACCGCAAGGAGAACCTCGGGCCGTATCGGCACGAGCTGACAATCCCCGCCGCTCGACTGTACAATCTGGCCGAAGACCCGATGGGCCTGCGCGCCAACGAGGGCGCTACACCCGAGGCGCGTGTGGATCTCGCCGTCTCCCGGGTGCGCGAGATCGGCTACGCGGGGTATTTTAACCCCTACCACGAAGCGGGTGCGGTCGTGGGCCTGTTCAATCAGGTGGCGGCAGACAGTATCGTGGACGAGCGCGACGGCAGCGACGTGCTCAGCGATGACTTCGACGCCCAGATCAGCACGCGGGCGGACATCACGGAGACGCCGGAGTTCAAGGCGTGGTTCGGCGACAGTCAGGTGATGGACGAGAACGGCCAGCCGCTGGTGGTGTACCATAGCACCAAGGCCGCCTTCGAAGACTTCATGCCGATGTCCCACTTCGGCACCACGCAGGCGGCGAATGATCGCATCGAGGTGAACAGTAAGTTCCACCCCGACTTTCTGGGCGTAGCCTCCCTCACCTATGCGCGCCAGCGCATCATCCCCGCGTATCTGAACATCCGAAACCCCCTGAGCGTGGGCGCGGAAAAGGGTATGATGGGGTCGTGGGAAACCCCCTATGACATGACCCGCCAGATTATGACTGCGGTCACGTTCTCGTCCACAGACGGGGGGACGAAGACGGGTACCATCGAAGCCATTCTCGACGATATGGCTGGCGTGGACTGGAATAGCGCAGAGCTGGAAGAAACGCGTCCCCTCTTCGAGCGTCTCGCCACGGCGCTCGAAGAGCTGGGTTATGACGGCGTCGTTTACGAGAACGTAATTGAGGATCCGGGCAGCACCAGCTACGTCGCCCTTCGCCCCGAGCAGATCAAGGGCGTCTTCAACCGGGGCGAGTTCGACGCCAACAACCCCGACTTCCTCGCAGCCGAGGGCACGCCTCCGCGCGAGGGAGGGCGCGGTACGGCCTCCAATCGCGCGCCCTACAAGGGCGAGCCGACGCGCCCGACCGAGGGTGTGCCCACGAACGAGGTCAATGCCGAGATCGAGCCCATGTCCCTGCAGGACATCTCCCGACGCTTCCGCACCGTCATGGGCGTCGTGGCCAATCAGGGCCGCTTCACGCTCAAGGGCAGCGAGATCATGGGGCAATACAGCCGTAAGCAGGGCACGATCCGTCTGCGCAACATGAGCGACGTCTCCACCCTCTTTCACGAGGCCGGGCACGACCTGTACGACAGCATGGACGGCTCCATGAGGCCCCTCGTCCAAAGCCACCGCAGGGAGATCCTGCGGGCCGCCGAGGAGCTGTACGAGGGTAATCTCAGCGGCAAGCCGCGCGAAGCGAAACTGCGGGAGGGTTACGCCGAGTTGTTCCGCCTCTTCGTGCAGAACCGAGAGGCCGCGCGTCAGTTCGCCCCCGGCTGGACCAAGGCGATGGAGGATCTCCTGACCCGCGAGGCACCCAAGATCCTCTCGGGCATCAACGACGTCGGCACGATGTATAAGTCGTGGAAGATGCAGTCATCCGCGAACGAGTTCCGCTCCATGATCGCCTCCGCCACCCCCAACACCACCGCGCAGGCACTCATGCAGCAGGTGCACGAGAAGGGTGCACGGGAGACGGCGTCCGCCCTTTTCCGCTCCGTCGGTCAGGCCTTCGTCAACGACTACGTGGATCACATCTATGGCCTGCAACTTCTGACATCGCGCCTGCTCAACGCGACATCGCGCACCGAGGCCGGGCTGCTTGATCTGAAGATGGCCGACGACCCGGGCAAGCTGGCGCAGCTCGTGAACAACTTCACCGGGTCGGCCATGCGACAGATGACGACCGACGGCGTCATGCGATACCACAGCACCGAGGCCATGGCGGCACCTTTGCAGAAGGCTCTGGAGGTGTCGCAGGGCGTGAAAGAGGGGGACAGGCTGCGCAAGCTCGATGAGCAGAGGCAGAAAGACTTCGCGGCGTATCTTGTGGCCCGGCGCGTCGCGGCGCTGGAGGAGAGGGGCGATCTGGAGCGCGACGCCGTGAACGCCTCCCCTCAGGCGGCTCAACAGGTCATCAAGGAGATGGAGAGCAAGTACGGCGACAGCTTCACCCACGGCGCGGATCTTGTGCGCGGGTACGGCAGGGCCCTCTGGGTGCGGATGCACGACGCAGGGCTGATCACCCCCGAGCAGTTCGTGGGCATGGAGGAAGACGAGTTCTACGTGCCCCTCCTGCGCGACATGAGCGACACGGGCGGCGATATGGGCACCATCATGCGCAACATGACCAACCGGACGGGCGAGCTGCGCCGCGTGGTCTTCCAGCTGCGCGGATCCGACAGGCGCGTGATCGACCCCATGCAATCGCTGATCCAGAAGACCATCGCCGTCGAGAGCATGATCGCCCAGAACGACGTGCGCAAGGCGCTGGCCCGGTTGACCGACAGGGCGGGGCGCGAGGCCGGTCGCTTCGTGGAAAATATCCCGGCCACGGATCCCCGCGCCATGCGCGTCTCCACGGCGGATCTCGTGCGCAAGCTCACGAACGACGACAGTATCGGGACAGCGGAGGCGGAGGAGCTGTCGATCATCCTGCAGCCCTTTCTTGAGAATAACCACGAGTTGTCCTTCTTTCGCCACGAGACCACGGGCACGCGGGGAGAGCCAATCATCTTCTACCGCGACGGCGGCAAGGTGAAGGCGCTGCAGATCAATGACCAGAGCGTGGCGGCGGATGTCGTCAACGCCCTGAACGGGCTGGGGTCAGAGGCGCAGGGTACCCTGTTCGAGTTGATGGCGCTCAGCTCCAACGTATTCCGGGCCGGGATCACGAGCTGGCCCGACTTCATCCTCGTCAACTTCGTGCGCGACCAGCTCAGCTCGTGGACGGCCACGGATGTGGGCTTCAAACCCTTCTGGAGCGGTCTGAAGGGGGTGGGCAACGAGCTTCTGCAGACGGAGTGGGCGCGAAAATACAACATCTTTGGCGGCATCATGGGCGGCGCTGGCGTGGCCCAGTTCGACAGGGCCCGGATCGCGCGGGATCTCAGGGCCCTGACTGGCAAGGGCTACCTGACGAATACGTTCGAGGCCACGCCCACGGGCATGCTACGCGGTCTGGCGCACGTCACGGAGGTGACGGAGACAGGCACGCGCATCGGGGTCTTCAAGGCCGCGTACGAGCGTGCGCTGGCCGACGGGCTCACGGAGTGGGAGGCGGGCATCGAGGCCGCGCACACGGCCACTGACATCGCCTCTTTCGGCCTGCACGGATCCAAGACGCTGGCCGTCCGCCGCCTGATCCCCTTCCTGAACGCCAACATTCAAGGTCTCAGCAAGTTCGTGCGCACGCTGGGGGCGACGGAGGTTGCCCGGCGGCGCGGTCTCATGTTCGCCCTGCGGTCGTATTTCCGCAGCATCGACGGGGACCAGACCCTGACACGTAATGAGCGTCGGGCCATTAACACGGGCCGCAAGGCGTGGATGAAGATGGCCAGCTTCGGGTTGATCGGGGCCCTGATCCACTTCCTGTTCAAGGATGACGAGGATTATCAGGAGGCCAGCGAGTACCTGCGGGTCACGGGCTGGGTCATCCCCACGGGGAATGGCCGTCTCGCCTACATACCGAAACCCTTCGAGTGGGCGATCTTCTCCAACATCATCGAGCGCGGGCTCGAAGCAGGCGGCGGCGACCAAGCCGCCATGGCACGCATGCGGCGCGGTTTGCGGGAGATGATCTCCCTGCCCACGCAGCAGCCCCTGATCACGGCCATGGTGGAGCACATGGCCAACCGCGACTTTTTCTTCGGCCGCGAACTGGTCCCGCAGTGGCTTCAGGCTGAGGCGCGGATCGACAGCCAGCTGGCCGTGAACGCCTACACGTCGCAGCTGGCGCGTGACATAGGCGCGATCACGGGTTGGCGGCCCATCATCGTGGATCACTACCTGAGCAGCATGGGTGCCAGTGCGGCGCGCGACGCGAGCACGGTCTACAACCAGATCATGTCCCCCGTGGATATGAGCCTAGACGCCGTGGACGCCCCCATCTTGCGGCGCTTCATTAGGGACGCCAGCCGCTCCAGCACGGCGGTCAGGGACTTCTGGGAGCGCATGTCGGGCACCACGGGCACCTTCCAAGGCTCCTACCGCGCGTACAGTCGCTGGCTTGAAAGCGGCAACCCCCTGATGACGGAGCGCAATCTTGCCGCGCTGCCGGAGGAGGAGCGGGTCTACGCCCTGCTGAACGAGCATTTCTCCGCCGACGAGAAGAGGCTACACCCCCTGCGGCAGGCACGCGACATCTCGTCGGTTGCCTCCCAGATGAGACGTGACATCCGGTCAGAAGCCGGTCTGGCGGACACTGACGCACTGGCGGTCATCCAACTGTCGGCGAGCGACCGGACGCAGCTCTCCACCCTGTTGCAGGACTACGCCACCCGGGCCGCGCGCAACTCCCTGATCCTGATCGAGGCCGAGGGTTGGGGTCACCGGGATCCGAGCGATCTGGGTATGATCGAGGCCGAGATCGCCGCGATCTCTCCCGCCGTGCGCGACGAGCTGCTGCGCCGTCGGGCTGCGGCACGGATTTACGACGACGCCGTTATACAAGAGTTGTGGCCCGAGGCGCGGGAGCGCCTGCTGACGGACGGGGAAGAGGCGGATCTGGAAAGTCTATCCTCGGGGGCGAGGAGCTGGTAGAAAGATGGTAGCATGGCACGAGGTATGAACACATGACCGCACCATATAATCGCGTCTGGGTGCTCACGAGTACCACGGGTACGGGCACGCTGACGCTGGGCAGCGCGCGTTCGGGATACCAGTCTTTCGCCGACGGGGGCGTGGCTGACGGGGCGACGGTTGCGTACGTCATCGAGGACGGAGCGGGGTGGGAGATAGGTCTGGGCACCTACACCGCCACCGGGACCACGTTGACACGATCTGTTGTTGAAAGCAGCAATAGCGACAGCGCTCTGGACCTGTCGGGCAACGCCACGGTATTTCTGACCGTTCACGCGAGCGATCTCGGTCGGTGGGACGCTTTCGTGGGCCCGCGTTTTGACACGATGGCCGCCTTCGAGGCCGACCAGCTTTTGACTTTCGGGACCAATCAAGCGGGAACCATCGCGGAGAACGGCTATGTCGTGATCGGCAGTCAGATGTTCCAGTTCGCGGCAGACGCCGCCGGTGATGGGCACTATACGACTGCCGGCGGTGTCGAGGTGTACGAGGCCGGCCCCAACTTCTCCACCCGCGCACGCATGGTTGCGGCCAAGGCGCGGATGGATGCGGCGGGCGATACTGTCGCGGTTGGAACTATTTGGTTTGATGATCTCGGTCAGTATCGGTTTCTTGATGATGGAAACACAGACATCGCCGGAATGACCGGGTGGAGCGCGGATATAGCGGTTTCTGGCACCGTCGATGGTCGGGATGTAGCCGCTGATGGCACCAAGCTGGACGGCATTGAGGCATCCGCTGACGTAACCGACACCGCCAACGTCGGTGCAGCAATTGATGGTGCCACGGCTAAAACCACCCCCGCAAACGCAGACACGGTGGGGTTGATTGATAGTGCTGCGGTGAATGTCCTGAAAAAAATGTCGTGGTCAAACCTGAAATCATCACTAGCGCAGGCATCAACCACAGATACCACGGCTGGAAAGTTTATGACCCCCGGCGCATTCGGCTTGGGTGGAGGGGTGATCCTATACACTGGAGATGTTGACGATTACACATTACCAACTGGCAGATACTACGCCGAGAGTGGATCGACAGGAACCAAACCGGGTGGCTTTGGTTTTCTTAATGTTGATCGTCGCGGCCCAAACAACCGATCTTCGCAAATATGGTTCGCCGACGATGGTTCGATTTACACAAGAATATTTGTTGTTTCAGCTTGGACGCAATGGGTAGAGGTGGCAACCAAATATGTGTTTGCATCCAGATCTGCCTTTGTTTCATGGGCAGCGACAGCCTCCGTTGACACAGGAACGACTGTTAGCGTTCTCATTGGAGGTCCGGCGGGAGCCATTCAATTCGTCTATGACGGGACAACCACATCAGTTTCAGATGCAACCGGGTGGGCACCTGTAGCACCTG